GCATGGTATGTATAACTATGATGACTTTAAAACAGCATATGATACTAACCCTGCACTAAAACAAATTGTGAACAACTTCAATAAAGACGGAGTAGTATTAAACACTAATACAGAGGCTCCAAAGGCTGACGCTGGTAAGGATATTGCTCCAGATAAAGCAGTAGACACTATGGCAAAACGAGCAACAAAACGTCGCTCATAACTTGACTTCCTAATACCTTTTAGTGTATAATTAATTTTAAAGTAAGAGATAGTATAAAAATGAATGAACTGACCCCACCACCTTATGTGGAAAAATTTGAATACCATAAAGTAAAGCAGATTAATTTACAAGGCAAAAGACTTTACGAAGCACCTGACGGTACTAAAACACCAAGTGTTACAACTATCCTAAGCAAAACAAAGGATATGACGCATTTAAACGCATGGAAAAAACGTGTAGGTGAACAAGAAGCACAGCGAATTACAACAGAAGCGGCAGGTGTTGGTACAGCAATGCACAACAATCTTGAACGTTTCCTTATAGGCGAACAACGCAAACCTGGAAACAACCTAGTACATGTACAAGCAAACAAGATGGCAGATGTAATCATAGAAAGTGCATTAACAGATGTAGATGAAATATGGGGTATTGAACAAGCATTATATTATCCTGAACTTTATTCAGGCACAACAGACCTAGTAGGTGTATACAAAGGCAAGCCTGCTATTATGGACTTTAAACAAACCAATAAACCCAAGAAAAAAGAATGGGTTGAAGATTACTATCTACAGATGGCGGCTTATGCAATGGCTCATAATGCTGTTTACGGCACTAATATTAATGAAGGTCATGTGTTTATGTGTTCACGAGAATTACAATATCAACAGTTTGACCTTGAACCTAGTGAATTTGAGCATTGGTGCAATGAGTGGTTAAAACGTGTTGAGGACTACTACGTCAATTATCATAAATAGTAGTAAGGAAAATAAATTATGGCAGTTGTACAAATATCAAAAATTCAGCATCGTAGAGGTAAAGAGGGCCAGAACGGAATCCCTCAGTTAGCCAGCGCCGAACTAGGTTGGGCAATCGATACACAAAAATTATATATAGGTAATGGTGCAGTAAGTGAAGGTGCACCAGCAGTAGGCAACACAGAGATACTTACATCTAAAAGTAACATCTTTGATTTGCTACAACAGTATTCATACAAAGGTACAACTGAAGCAGTAAAGCAAACAGGCGAGTTTGTAAACAGTCCTGTAACAAGAACACTACAAGAAAGATTAGATGACATTGTTAGCATTAGAAGTTTTGGTGCTAAAGGTGATGGTATTACAGATGACACTAGTGCGATCCAACGTGCTATTGATGAACTGTTTATTAACAGTTCTGATAAGTCTGATGCAAGAAGTAGAATTGCATTAAAAATTGATGCAGGAAAATACAGAGTAACAAATACAATTTACATTCCACCGTTTGCTAACATAATCGGCGATGGTAAAAATAAAACTATTATTGAATTAAATTTAGATCCTGCTGAAGGTGTTCACACAGCAAAAAGTATGATCGAAACTATTGATGGTACAAGTACACCTGGCAACTATGTTACATTTCAAAATATTCAAAACGGTACAAGACCTAGAAACATTAACATTCACGGTATCACACTAACTGTTGCAGAAAATGTTACACCACATGCACCGTTGGTAAGAATAGATAACACAACAGATACTATTATTAATGATTGTTTATTCCAAGGCAGATGGACAAAAGACGAACAACTAGATGCTTCACAGATTGGTATTGATCTAAGAGGACTAGGTGCAACAACAACAGAAAACCTACATATTACTAATTGTACTTTTAGAGATTTAAGTATTGCTATTCACAGTATTCATGATACAAGAACTGTTACTATTGCAGATAGTATTTTAGACTTTTTACATATTGGTATTGACTTAGGTAGAACTAGTTCAGGGTCAGGCGCACAATCTTTAGGTCCGCAAAACTTTATTATTAGAAATAATAAATTTGATAGAATTAATGATTACGGTATTGCTGTTCACAAGCCAGTAAGCACAATGAATCCAGTTGGACATATTTCAACAGGTAATGTGTTTCTTGATGTTGGTAACAATATGAACGGTCAAGATAATCCTCAAACAGGTGTTATTCTTTTTGATGAAACACTTTGTGAATCAATTGGTGATACATTTGAAAGAGACTCAATAATTAATCTTACTGCAAATGAAGAAATTCCATATAAGCCAACCGTTGAAGGTTATCATTATACTAAAGGTAGAGTAAACACTTACGAACTATCTGAGTCAGATGCATTTAAAACATTTACTAAATTACCATTTACAGATAAAAAAATTGCTTACATGGACTATAAACTAATTAAGACTACAGGTAGTGCAACTACAAGAGCAGGTAGACTTACAATCACAGTTCAAGATAATTCCAACATCAATGTTACAGACTCATACAGTCATACAGGAAGTTCGGACGGTGGAGTAGAGTTTGGTGCAATACTTGATGATCTTGATAGTACCACAGGAAGTGAAACTGTTAAAGTTCAGTTTAAAAACCTAATCGGCAACGGAGCAGGAACATTAACATACGCATTTAGTTACTTTGCATAATGTTTTTAGAAACCGACACCGACGAACGTATTACCCGTTGGCGCGAATTTAGAGAAAATTTAACACATTCAAAAGATCCTTTACAGGACATTGTTGATTTGTGGAAAACTGCGCCAGTAATTGATCGAAACTTAGATCCGTGGGATTCTCAACGGTGGCCTACGCCTTGGGAACTATTAGAAGAAAACCGGTTTTGTCCCGTAGCAATACCCCTTATGATGGGTTGGACGGCCAAGTTAAGTACTAAGTTATCCACAAGTATCGTTTTGATAAAAACATTTATAGACCATAGCGAACAAAGATACTATAATGTTTGTATGGTTGATGATAACGTTCTAAATTACAAACCAAGTGTGGTAAAAGAACACAACCTACAGTCTACTATGCATTGCCAGTATTCAACTGAACTTTCATAGTAATTGTAAATAGTAGAACACACAAAAAGAAAGATTAATTGGCAGGAGACAAAATGAACAAACCTATTTTTATCGCAAAGAGAAACGGCAAGAAAGAGAAATTAAATCTTGACAAGATTCACTTTGTAGTAGAAGAAGCGTGTAAGGATCTATCAGGTGTAAGTGCATCGCAGATTGAAATGAACGCGGACTTACAGTTTGTTGACGGAATGACAACCGAAGACATTCAGAATGTATTAATTAGAAGTGCTAACGATTTAATTTCGTTAGAAAATCCTAACTATCAATATGCGGCGGCACGTTTGTTGCTATATGATCTACAGAAAAAAGTTTACGGTCGTTATGAACATAAAAGTTTAGTTACTATAATTGATAAAAATATCGAACGTGGTGTATATGATCCTGCCATTAAAGAAAAATACACTGCTACAGAACTAAAGAAAATGAATACATGGATCAAGCACGAGCGTAATGAAGATTTTACCTATGCAGGTCTACGTCAGGTAGTTGATAAGTATTTGTGTCAAGACAGAAGCAGTGGCGAAATTTTTGAAACACCACAGTTTATGTATATGATGATTGCGGCAACACTGTTTGCTGAATATCCTAAGGAGACACGTTTAACATACGTGAAGAAATATTATGATGCGACCTCACTTTTTAAGATCAACATTCCAACGCCTGTCATGGCTGGAGTGCGTACTCCTATTCGTCAGTTTGCCTCTTGTGTTCTTGTTGATGTGGACGATACTCTTAGTTCTATTTTTAGTTCTAACAGTGCAATCGGTTACTACATTGCTCAAAGGGCAGGAATTGGAATCAACTCAGGAAGAATCAGAGCACTCAATTCAAAAATTAGAGGCGGAGAAGTAGCACACACAGGTGTTGTTCCGTTCCTAAAAGTTTACGAAGCCACAGTAAGAAGTTGCACACAGAATGGTGTGCGTGGTGGTAGTGCAACTACACACTTCCCATTATGGCATTTAGAAATTGAAGACATTCTAGTGCTAAAAAATAACAAAGGTACTGAAGATAATCGTGTGCGTAAACTAGACTATTCAATTCAGTTGAATAAAATGATGTACGAAAGGTTATTGGCTAACGGAAACATAACTCTTTTCTCGCCACACGATGTACCAGATTTGTATGAAGCATTTTATTCAGATCAGGATAAGTTTGCGGAACTATATGAAAAGTATGAACGTAAAACTTCTATCCGTAAGAAAACATTGAAAGCAATGGATCTATTTTCTGCGTTACTTAAAGAGAGAGCAGAAACAGGACGTATCTATATTATGAACGTGGATCACTGTAATACACACTCTTCCTTTAAGGATACTGTGTATATGAGTAATTTGTGTCAGGAGATTACATTACCAACTAAACCTGTACAACACGTTGATGATGAAAATGGTGAAATTGCACTTTGTATTCTTAGTGCGATCAACGTTGGTTTGATCAATCACTTAGAAGAACTTGAACCTTTATGTGATCTTGCTGTTCGTGCTTTAGAGGAAATTATTGAATATCAAGGATATCCTGTTAAGGCGGCTGAGATCAGCACAAAGGCTCGACGTTCATTAGGTGTTGGTTATATTGGTCTTGCACACTACCTTGCAAAGAACAAGGTAAAGTATGGCGACAAAGAAGCATGGAAACTTGTACATGATTTAACAGAAGCATTCCAGTATTTCTTATTGAAGTCATCAAATCAAATTGCAAAAGAGAAAGGTCCATGTGATTACTTCCATCGTACAAAATACGCTGACGGATTACTTCCTATTGACACTTATAAAAAAGATGTTGACGAAGTAGTTGCAGTTAAAAAATATAATTATGATTGGGAGAATCTTAGATCTAACATCAAAACACACGGGTTACGACACAGCACATTGTCCGCACAGATGCCATCGGAGAGCAGTTCCGTTGTGTCGAATGCAACAAACGGTATCGAACCACCACGAGCATACTTGTCCGTTAAGAAGTCCAAGAAAGGGCCTCTTAAACAGGTTGTTCCGCAATATGGTCAATTGAAAAACTTCTACACACTGCTTTGGGATATGCCAAGCAACGAAGGTTATATCAATGTTGTTGCAGTTATGCAAAAGTTCTTTGATCAAGCAATTAGTGGTAACTGGAGTTATAATCCATTACATTTTGAAAACAACGAAGTTCCAATGAGTGTTATGATGAAAGATTTACTAACTACATATAAAATGGGTTGGAAAACAAGTTACTATCAAAATACCTATGACTTTAAAGGTGAAGAAGATAACGTTCAACCAGCAGGTTTGGAAGAAACACAAGTTGACAATACTGTAAATGGTGCTACTATAACAAATGGTCATGTAAATGGCACTAACGGAGTAAACGGAGTAAACGGCACAAATGGTGATCACATATCGGAAGACGATGAACATTGTGATGCCTGTGCTATATAAAAGTATATGGCAAAGAGAGAGCAAAAGAAAGCAATGAGCAAAACAGTATTCAACCGCGAGAAGGTTGACTTTACAAAAGAATATATGTTCTTTGGGGCAGATCAAAACACACAGAGATATGATGTGTTCAAGTATCCAGAGTATGATAAACTTAACCAAACCATGCTTGGTTATTTTTGGCGTCCTGAAGAAGTATCACTGCAAAAGGATAGAGGCGACTATGCAGAGTTTCGTCCAGAGCAGAAACATATCTTTACTTCAAACCTAAAGTATCAAACACTACTAGATAGTGTGCAAGGACGTGGGCCATGCCTAAGTTTCTTACCACACTGTTCTAATCCAGAACTTGAAGGCTGTATTATTGCTTGGGATTTTTTTGAAACTATTCACTCACGTTCATATACACACATTGTTAAAAATGTTTATCCTAATCCAAGTGAAGTATTTGATACTATCCTTGATGATGAAAAGATTATTGAACGTGCAATTAGTGTAACCAAACACTACGATGAATTTAATGATATTGCTAATCAATATTTCCAACACGGAAAAGGCAACATTTACGATGTTAAAAAATCACTGTACAAAGCAATGATGACTGTAAACATTCTTGAAGGTTTACGTTTCTATGTATCATTTGCTTGTACATTTGCATTTGGTGAACTTAAACTTATGGAAGGTTCAGCAAAGATTATTTCACTAATTGCTAGAGATGAAGCAACACACTTGAACTTGAGTACACACATTCTTAAGCATTGGGCAAAAGGAGATGATGATCCAGATTTTGTTAAGATTGCTAAAGAGTGCGAAGAAGAAGTTTACGACCTATGGCGCGAGTGTGTAGAGGAAGAAAAACGTTGGGCGGATTACCTCTTTAAGGACGGTTCTATGATCGGACTTAATGCGAACTTACTATATGCTTATGTAGAGTTTATTGCTAATAAGCGACTAAAGGCCTTAGGCTTAAAAACAATTTATGATCGCCCACTAAACCAAAACCCACTACCATGGACACAACACTGGTTGTCAAGTGCGGGCCTACAAGTTGCTCCACAAGAAACTGAAGTTGAAAGTTATATCGTTGGTGGTGTAAAACAAGACATCGAAGAAAACACATTTGCAGGATTTAAACTATGATAGAAATATACGGAAAACCAATGTGTCCTTTTTGCGATAAGGCAAAGAACTTATGCGAAACACGAGGATTCAATTATACATACAAATCACTAGGCACAGATTACACTAGAGAAGAACTAATGGAACAGTTTCCTAATGCTAGAACTGTACCACAGATTGTTATCAATGGAAAAAAGATTGGTGGCTATGATCAATTTACAAAATACCTTGACGATACAGGTTATAACGGAACAGGACACACACTATAATGCTATTAGAACAACCATATAAAATAAATGATGTAATTACAATTAAACTTGCTTCAGGCGAAGAACTAGTAGGTAAATTAGTAGAAGAAACAGAAAACTATATCAAATTAAAAACACCATTAACACTTGTTGCTAGTCAACAAGGTCTAGGACTACAACAATTTTTGTTCACAGGTGATCCAGAAGGCACAATTAAGATTGGGCAAAATGCAATCACAGTAATGACAAAAACAGTTGATAACTTTGCTAAACTGTATACAGAACGTACGACAGGACTAGCAACACCTCCTCCAAACCTACAAGTAAAATAATCCGCTAAATACTCGTATGCACGAGTTTGTTTTTAGGATAGATGGAAAATTAGTTACAGTTCATAACTGGGAAGATGTTCCAGAACAGTTTGATCATGTAATTAAATTTGTTCCAGCAGTTCCTGAACCACCCCATACTGAAGAACAGCACGAAGAAATGGATAAGTGGAATGATAGATTACAAACTCTAATGGAGAAAGAACGTGCCCGCAATAACTAGAAAAGGCGACAAAGATGTAACTCACTGTTCTACACCAGTTCGTGAGGCACATAGTCCAGATGTTTATGCTAATGGTATTCCTATTTCAAGACAGGGTGATGTAAACAATAGTCATCTATTACCCGGTGCACCGTGTCCAAGTCATCAAGCACCTATTGCTGTAGGTTCCACTACCGTTTTTATCAATGGTAAAGGTTGTGGAAGAATTGGTGATGGTATTTCAGGATGTACTTCAGTTGCTGAGGGTTCGAGCGATTGCTTCGCTGGCGGCTAATCAATTAATAGTTTAGAAAATAGATACCATAAAGCAAGTACCGTGAAAATGAATTTTAAAGGATCTTGTCCTTTAGGTTCAAGAATAGGCTTTGAAAACTCATATGGATTCACTATGCTCTATTCCAAGCAACGGGTGTTCCATTTTCGTCAACTACTAGATCTCTTG